AGTTTTACCTGTGCCGGTTTGTTTAAAACCTTGATTTTGATAATTTATACTCATGATAAAAAGTAATTAAATGCGTCTTGTTCGTTTTTTAAATCTTGTTGAAAAGAAAAATTTAATTGATTTTGTAATGTAGTTAAAGATTCAAGTATCTGTCTTTGATTTTCTACATCGTATTCTTGTTTTGGTTCAGGTATATAGTTTGTTACTTTAGCCATTAAGTTCCTTACACCTCTAATATCTCTGCTATTATTTCTGCAGCTTTTTCTTCTTCATCTTCATCTTCATTATCTCTTCTATCAAACTTATCTCTAATATCTAAATTTTCAAAAACAGCAGATCCGCCTAACGGTAAACCTCTAAATCTAGACATATCATAAGTTGGCTCACTAAATGTTTTACCCAAACCAACTCTTTGTCCAAGGCCTCTAAGTATGTTTCCTAAAAATCCACCACCTGTAAAGAGATCCATAATACCACCTCTACGATTTCTTGAAAATGCAGTTGGATTAAATGCTCTAGCTCTTGCTAACTCTGCTCTTGATATTCTATTTCTGCTATCAAAAAAACCTGGATTAACTCTTTGTCCACCACCTGCTGCAATAAATGCATCTCTTATTTCTTGTGCATCTTCTGAACCTTTTGGATCTACCCCTGGAGGTAATTCTGGACCAGAGTAACCACTAAATCCAGCAGTATTACCAGTTTCTGCAGAACTATAATCTCCACCACCTTGAAAACCACCAAATCCTCCTGGTCCTCCAAAGTCTCCTTGTAAACTAGGTATACCACCAGGTCCTTTGTTTGGTTTGCCACCCTTTAATGATCCGTGTAAATTTTTTTTAATTAATAATTTTTGTTCTGCATCTGTAATATATGCAAGATGTGCTGTTGGATGTTTTGGGGATGACTTTGCAGTTTTTGGAACAGTTACCATTTTTGATGGTTTATAGTTTTTTACACCAGCCTGTATTTCATAATTTATTTTTTTATCTACTGTCATTATCTTCTACCATCTGGTTGTGCATCTAATCTTAATGTACCATATCTCCAGGTTTCACCCGTGCCATCATTTTCTATTTTAATAGATACAAGTCTTCCTCGAGCTCGAGTATCCACCTTATCAGTTGTTGACGTAACTGTAAAGGGTCCAAGTGGAGAGCTTACAGCCACATCGTCTGGATATGCGCTAACTAATAAAGTTACTTTAGCGTTTCCTTCTTGATATTTAAAATCAGGTATAAATCGTCTAACAGCCATGAAAAACTCACCATCTCCTCTATAATCGGCTACACCTGTCATCTGTCCTAATGGACTTCGTCTAGATGTAATATCCCAATCTCCTGATCTTATAAAAGCTGGTATCGCTGTGGTTGCTGTGCTATTAACTTGGTCTGTTCCTTGTTCATGTTCATAATAAATACTAGCTCCATATTTATTTGTAATTCCTAATATATCAGGAAAAACAGGTGTTAACGAACTATCGTAATCCGTAGCATAAGGATTATCAAATACACTTTGATCTTGATATGTTGTTCTATCTAGTGATGATGTTGTCCAACAATTCTCTGCATAATTATATGTTACACATCTATCTATTTGTTCTGATCCTGCTTTTGGATAAAACCAATTTACTTCTGTATATAAATTATTTGCCCCTGCAAAAATAATATCTCTTGCATCAAAATTTAATCCAAGGTTGTCTCCATCTGTACTAAATACAAAGTCTTCTACAAGCGAAGGTAATGATTTTACCGTACCATCAAATACAAAAAATCCACCTTGCGATCCCATCCAAAACACAGCTCCATTTACGAAAGTAGCCGCATGTTGACCAATACATCCACAATTAGTACCAACCTGTCTAACACTGAATGTAAATGGTGGACCAACAAACTGAATTACATATGCAGCGAGATCTGTTATAACAAACACATAGTCTTTACCTTGAAGTGCAGCTCGTATTTCATTACCAGTATCTAGTCTAAAGGTGCCTGCTGTATTCGTAGCTGTTGGGGCATATGTATTTAAATCTTCTTGATTAGAAAATCTTACAAACATTGGGTCCTGTGTTGATGGGTCACCAATAGTTGTCTCAGTTCCAAAATGAAATAAATGTCTGTCTCGATCTGAAACTAACGTAAATCTAGTAGCTGTAGGATTGTTTGTAGTTTGAAAATTTGTAGTTGTTAAGGAAGCTCTAATACTTCTTGGATTGGAGGCTCCTGCATTCCAGGTAAAAGTTCTACCATCAAATATAGTTGCAACTAATACCTGACCAAAGTTATCAAGACTCCAGTTTCCTGGA